CAACGGCAAGGGCGCGCTCTCGCACGAGATCACCCTCGGCGACGTCACGGTGCCGGTCTACCCCCAGCGCCACGCTTACCTCTCGAACCGGCTCGGGCGCACCTTCGCCGCCTTCGTGGAGTCGAGCGAGGAGCTCACGACCGAGAACTTCCTCCTCTTCCTGGGCGAGAAGACCTACGACGTGCTGGCGGCGCTGATCCCGGCGCTGCCCGCGCGCATGCCCCGCCACGTCTTCGCCGGCTACGGCTCGGAGGCGGCCCTAGAGGCCGGGGACTACGACGAGGCGGCGGATGCTTCGCCCACCTTCCCCGAGATCGTGGCGGCCTTCGAGACCGTCTGGCGGGTCAACCGGTTCGACGTGCTCGGCAACCTCGGCAAGATCGTGGACCCTACGCTGCTGAGAAGCCTGATTCGGGTCCAGATGACCGAGAGGCTCTCGACGATCTCTGCGAGCTCGCCGCCGCCGAGTGGGGAATCGGACCCGACGAGTTCTGGTCCGAGCGACCCAACGCCCTCGCCGAGCGAGGCCTGACCTTCCCGCGCCTGGTGGCGCTCTGCGAGGCCTACAACCGCCGCCGCAAGCGCGAGCTCGAGGCCTTCGGGGCGATGATGGCAACGGCGCAGCACAAGCCGAAGAACCTCCGCAAGGTCGTCTCGGTCCCGCCCTCGCGCCTGCACGGAGGCCGGTCACGTGGCCTTCAGGAGGCCTGGTGGAAGCGGGGCGCTGATGGCTGACGTCGCGAGCGTCCTGCTCGAGATCCTTGGGGATAACGAGCAAGCGAGAGCCGACCTCAAGGAGGTCTCGGGCGACCTGGCCAAGTTCGACCAGGAGCGCGCCGAGGCCGAGCTCGACGTCCAGACCCAGCGGGCGAAGGCGGAGATCCGGGCGATCCGCCAGGAGCTGCTGCGCCTGGAGGGCGAGGAGACCACGCCCGAGATCGGGGCGCGGATCTCCGAGGCCCAGGTCCAGCTGCGCGTGCTCGAGCGCGAGCTGGCAGCACTCGACCGGCGCGAGGTGGAGGTCGACGTCGACGTCCGCCGCGGGGCGCTGGAGAACATCGTCGGCGGGATCGGGGGCCTGCGCAACCAGCTCCAGGCGGTGGTCCCGGACTTCGGCGGCTTCGCCCGCGGAGCGGGTGTGGCCGAGCGGGCGGGCGGGCGCTTCGGCGGTGGCCTGCGCAACCTCGCCGGAGAGGTGCGGACGGTCGGGACCATCCTGATTGGCGTCCTGATCCCGGGCATGATCAGCCTCGTCGGGACGCTCGCGCCGATGGTGACCGTGCTCGCCTCGGCCGCCGTCGGACTGGGGGCGCTTGGCCTCGCGTTCGCCGGCGCGGCTATCTCGGCGGGGGTCTTCGGCCTCGCGGTGGTGAAGGGCCTGAAGGAGGGCGGGCCGGCCGCCCAGCGGCTGAAGGAGGAGGTGCGTGGGCTCGGGCGCGAGTTCCAGGACGCCGCCCATACCGGGATCGTCGCCTTCGTGGACGGGCTGGTCCCCGCCGTGCACGCCATCCGACACGCAGTCGGCGAGCTGAAGCCCGCCTTCACCGCCTTCGGCGAGGCGGCGGGAGCGGCTGTCGAGCAGCTTGGGACGCGGGTGGCGAATCTCGTCCCGGAGTTCGGCGCCCTGATGCGGGCGAGCGCTCCGATCTCGGGTCCGCTCACCCGCTCGATCGCCCTGCTGGCGGAGATCTTCCTCGACATCGCGCGGGCGGCCATGCCGCTGCTGATCAAGGGGGCGCGCGGGGTGGCGGACGGCCTGGCCAAGATCGCCCATGCGACCGGCGACATTCAGGGCACGCGCGGGGTGATCCGCGAGATGGTGCGCGACTTCGCCAGCCTGCTGCGGCTCGGGACCGCCGTCGGGCGGGTGGTCTCCGCGGTCTTCTCGGCGCTGATCGACAACGGGCGTGCGGGGGTGCGCGACCTGACCTCGATCGTGAACGAGTTCGCCCGCTGGGCGGAGTCGGCCAAGGGGCAGAAGCGCATCCGCCAGTTCTTCAACGAGGTCTTCTTCTCGATCCGCGATCTGGCGAACTTCGCCCGCACCTACGGCCCGGGCATCGCGGCCTTCTTCTCCGCCTTCGGCAAGGCGGCCACCGGCCTGATGCGGGTGCTGAGCGCGCTCCCCGGCGACCTCGTCGCGGTCATCGGCGCCCTGGCGGGACTTGCGGCCTTCGGCAAGGTCGTGGTCTCGATCGTCGGCGCGATCGTCTCGGTGTTCTCCTCGGTGGGGGGAGTGCTGGTCAAGATCGGCTCCAAGATCGGGCCCGTGTTCTCGAAGCTCGGCGGGGTCATACGAGCCGCGCTCGGGCCGATCGGGATGATCCTGCGCGCGCTCGCGGTCGGGGCCGTCGCCCTTGCCGCCGCGCTCGGCCTGCCGGTGGCCGTGGTGGTCGCGATCGCGGTCGCGATTACCGCTCTGGCGGCGCTCATCATCGCCAAGTGGGAGTGGGTGAAGACTGCGACGATTGCGGCCTGGACCGCGATCAAGGCGTGGCTGACCGGAGTCTGGGACGCCCTCAAGGCCGCCGCGCAGGCGGTCTGGAACGCGATCGGGGCCTACGCCTCCGCGGTCGCTCAGATCTACGCCTCGGTCGTGGTGGCGATCTGGCAGGGCGGGAGCACGGCGATCGCCGCGGTCTGGGACGCCCTCAAGGCCGTCGCCTCGTCGGTCTGGGCGGCGATCCGCGGCATCATCGTCGGCTCGGTCCAGGCCGTCGTCTCGCTCGTTCGCGGGGCGTGGGAGAACGGCAAGGCGGCGATCCAGGCGATCTGGGGCGGGATCCGCTCGGCTGCGTCGTCGATCTGGGGCGCGATTCGCGGCGTGATCACCACGGCCACCGGCGCGGCCAAGAACGCCGTCGTCTCGGTCTGGGAGGCGGGCAAGGGCGCGGTCTCGGGGGTCTGGAACGCGATCAAGGGCGCGGCCTCGAACATCTGGGGCGGGGTCAAGGAGGCCATCGGCACCGCTGTCCGGGGGGCGAAGGAGGTGGCGGTCTCGGTCTTCCAGAGCGCCAAGGGGGTACTCGTCGACGTCTGGCAGTCGATCAAGGCCTCCGCCGCCAACATCTGGGGCTCGATCAAGGACGTGGTCGCGAACGCGGTCAACGACGCGTTGCGACTGATCAGCGGCTTCGCGAGCAACTGGTTCAACCTCGGCGTGGAGCTGATCAAGAGCCTGGTCGGCGGCATGAAGTCGATGCTGGACGACCTCGTGAACACGGCCAAGGACATCGCTTCGGCCCCGCTGAACGCCGCCAAGGAGATCTTCGGGATCGGCTCGCCCTCGAAGGTCTTCCGCCGGCTCGGGGTGGACACCATGCGCGGGTTCTCGCAAGGCCTTGAGCGGGCCAGCGCGGGGGTGGTGGCAACGATGAGCGCCGAGATCAGCCGCGTCGCCCCGGCCGCCGCCATGGCCGTCTCGTCCGCCGGTGTCGCAGCGACACCGCCGTCCCAGACCGAGATCAACCACAACTACCAGGTCAGCCTCACCCAGCAGTCGCTTCATCCCGGCGACCCGCGCGTCCAGCGCGAGGCGGCCCGGCTCGTAATCGCGGGCATCTTCGGCGAGGGGCACCGCCCGGCGCCGCGCCAGAGGGTGGGGCTCTAGGTGGCCGACGACCTGCTTCGGATCGTCGAGCTGAGCGACGGCGGCCGGCCGGTGCTGGTCCGCGAGCTGAACGACGGCAGCGCCGCCCTGCTCGGCAAGAACACCCTCGCCCTCAGCCCTCCGGGCCGCAGCTCGATTCTCTCCAGCGGCCCCGGGCGCTTCTCGGGCTCGCGCGTGGTCGGCGAGCGCCAGGGCAACGCCCAGCTGGCCTTCACACTCGCGGCCAAGGGCGCCTCCGAGGACGCCTGCCTGGCCGAGGCCGATCGCCTGGTGGCCGACATCTCCGATGACGCCCAGGGGCGGCTGGTCGAGTTCCGCGCGCGCGGGGTAACTCGCTCGACCTTCTACGACGTGCGCGGGCCCGCTGACTGGAAGCCCCTGATCGACCTCACCCTGCTCGGCCAGCAGCACGCGCTCGCGATCGAGGTCGGCTTCCCGATCGCCCCGCTCGCCCTGGGGCTGCCGATGGACATCTACGACGACTTCTCGCTCCCGCCGGATGCAGAGCTGGTGCGGACGAACCTCGTCACCAACCCGAGCTTCGAGGTGGACACGGCGGGGTGGAGTTACTACTCGCCGGGCTCCGAGATTCCCCAGACTACCTTCGTCCGAGTCACCGATTGGGCCGAGGTCGGCGGTGCGTCGCTCTCCGTTGCGGCCACATCACCCGATCCGGTACCCGGTGGCTCGGCGGAGATGGGGGCGCTCAGCACCACAGGCACAGGCGGCATGCCCGTTACCACCGGGCTGAGCTACACCCTGATATCGCAGGTGAACATCTCTGCGGGCGCGGCGGGGGCGGGAGGTATTCGCCAGCGCGTCTATTGGTATGACTCGGGCGGGGCGAGCGTCGGTACGAGCACCGGCGCGGTAGTCGACGATACGGGCGGCGGCGAGTTTGCCCTGTCGGACACATTCACGGCTCCGGCTTTGGCGGCGTTCGCGGCCGTCTACATACACCACTACACCGAGACTGCGAGCGACGTGATGGCGTTCAAGCTTGACGCGGTCAAGTTTGCCCAGGAGTCCTCCCCGACCCTCTACTTCGACGGCGACTCCGACAAGGCCCGCTGGACCGGCACCACTCACGCCTCCACGAGCGAGCTGTACGACCGCTCGACACTGGAGGACTACAGCTTCGACGCGGGGTCGGGGACGCTCGGGGCAGGGGGAGGCCAGCTGGTCCCGTCCTCGACGGCCGAGAAGCGCTTCGGGCACTCCGCCCGCGGCTATGAGTACGAGGACGTCCAGATCCAGATCAAGCACACCACCCCGTCGAGCATGGGGAGCATCTACGAGGTCTACGCGATCCTCAAGCGCCTCGACGGATCGAACTATCTGCGCGTCGGGCTCTTCAACGACAACGGCGCCAACCACTCGGTCACGATCGACCGCTATGACGCCGGGGTGCCTACCAACCTGGCTGCGGACGGGACGCTCGCCAGCTTCGCGACCAGCACCTCGTTCTGGCTCCGCGCCCGGATCGAGGGGGACGTAATCACCGTCGAGCACTTCACCTCCGAGCCGGGGCCGATGAGTACCCCGATAAAGACGACCACCCACACCCTCACCGGGGCGGCGAAGACGAAGTTCGGCGCGGGGATCTCCGGCGATGCCTGGGTGCGCTGGAACCCCTTCCACACCTCGGCCCGGCTCGACGATCTGAAGGTCGAGCCCTTCACCTACCGCAACCAGACGCTGCCGAAGCAGATCGTCCTCGGCGGGGCGATTCCGGGCAGCGCTCCGGCGTCGTGCGAGCTCCACCTGGGACGTGCGGCGGGAGGCTCCGCGCCCGTGTTCGCGCTGGTCGGCTGGAACGGGCGGCCTGTCTCTCCGCTCTCCGGGGCGAGGGTGCCGTTCGGGCGCTGGGATGCCTCGGACGGCGTTGCCGATCTCTCCGGCTGGGCGGTCTCCGGCAGCGCGATCGCCGACGCCACCCCCACTGCGGCCGAGACGTATGCGGCCTCGTGGGTGATCGACCCGGGCACGCTTGCGCCGGATGAGTTTTCCGATGAGCTGCTGATCGACTTCTACGCCCTGGTGCGGCTCTCGAGCCAGCTCGTCACCCCTCGGCTGATCCTCTCCGCCCGGCCCGACCCCGGGACCGGCTTCGGCGGCGAGCGGTTCACCGTCGAGCACGGCTCGCGCGGGCAGCTTCTGACCGTCCCCTCCTCCGGCGACGCCTATCGCACCGTGCGCCTGGGCTCGATCGCGTTTCCCGCCCGCCAGGCAAAGCACAAGCTCTGGCTCGCCGGCACCCTCGGCGCCGGCAGCGCCGGCTCGGTCTGGAGCGTGGAGCGCCTCTACGCCGTCCCGGCTCGGCGGCGGGCCAGCTCCCCGACCGGCGAGCCGAATGACTCAAGCTACCCGCGCTTTCTGAACACCAGCGCCGAGGCGCGCAAGCTGATCCTCGCGGGCGGCCAGGGCCGCACCGCCCAGGCGACGGGGCCCTACTTCGAGGACTCGGGGCTCTCGCGCGGGATCGAGCTGGCCCCCGGCCTGAACGATCTCTTCCTCGCCCTCGCCACCCGGCCACCGGACGACCCGACCGCCGACGCGGTGTCGGAATCGACCTCGGAAGCGGCCACCGTCCACCTGGCGCTGACACCGCGATACCGGCTCTTCGGTGGCTGACGCAGCGGTTCAGCTCCAGGCTCTCGACGGGCGCTGGGTGACACTGGAGGCGCAGGGGAGCCCGGCGGTGGTGCCGGAGTCGCTCGAGCTGACCGCGAACCGGCGCGGCCCGGATATGTGCTCGTTCGTGGTCCGGCGCGATCCAGGCCAGCTCCACCCCGACCTGCTCTCCTGGACGCCGTGCAAGGTCGAGGTCGGCGGGGTGCCGGTCTGGGCGGGGAGGGTCAAGGAGCCGCTCGGCCGCGAGGGCTCAGACCCGCTCGTGGCGGTGCGCGGCGAGGGCTGGCAGTACCATCTGCACGACGACCAGCTCGAGCGGGCGTACGTGCACTCGCGCCTGACCGACTGGTACGACCCGCGCCAGCGCAGTCTCACCCCGCTGACCACCTACCTCGCCTCCGGCAAGGTCGAGAACGGCGACGGGGCGATCGTGCTCGGCTGGGAGAACGGGGCGGAGATCACTCAAGGCCAAGCGGTGGGAGTGACGCTCGACCTGCGCCAGCCCGACGCGAAGCGAGTCGTGGTGGGGATAGAGGCACTCAACCTCGGCACGGCGCGCGACCTCTACCTCCGCGGGCATGACACCGATGACGGCGGCACGACGACGGGCACCTATGAGGGCACGAACATCAACAACCCGGCGACCGGCTTCCACGCCGTCACGTTCACAACGCCGCGCCGCTATGTGACGATCTTCCTCTGGCAGACGGGCGCGAGCGGGGTCGCGACCGCGGACATCCTGGCCCGGCTGACTGCGATCCGGGTCTTCCGTCAGACCGCTTACGAGGCCGCCAACGCGTCGATCCTCACCCCCTCGGACGTGCTCAAGGACGTCCTGCCCCTTTGCCCCCTGCTCGACCAGGGCACCGACCGGATCGTCGCGACCACGCAGCCGATGTCGGACTTCGCGCCGCTTGCGCCGCGCACCCCGGGCGAGCTGGCGGAGGCCGCCGACGATCTTCTGCGCCAGCGCCTCCAGGTCGACATCGCGCGCAAGCTCGTCTACGAGCCCCTTCCGACCCGGCCCTCGCTCGAGACCGGGGAGGGGGCGGAGTTCGAGTTCACCGCCCAGACCTCGGGCGAGGCGGGCTACAACCGCTGCATCGTCGTCGGCACCATCCCGGACGGGGCGCCGCTGCGCCTGGAGCGCAGCATCTCCCAGCTCTCGGGCGTCGCCGGTGAGGTGGTCTCCTCGCCTTCGTTTCCCAACCCCTCCTTCGCCACCGATGCCTCCGGCTGGACGGTGGTCGACGGCACCCTCACCAGGGACACCGCGACCTACCACAGCACTCCCGCCTCCGGGCGCTTCGTGCCGGCAGTCGGCTCGCCGCGGCTCTCCTCGGATGCATCCGGGACCTGGCGCCGGGGAACCAGCTACAGGGTCACCCTCGCCCTGCGCTACGTGGTCCCCGGAGTGGATCCGGTGCTCCTGCCCGGGACGCTTAGGCTTGGGAGCGCAAGCGACTACAGCCAGGTCACGGTCGCGCCCACGAGCGTCTTCGGGCTCTACAGCGTCGTCTGGCAGCCGAAGGCTGACACGAGCGCCGTCAGCCTCGCCCTGACCGCATCCAACGGCCAGTGGTGGGTCGACTCGCTGCTGGTCGAGGTCGTCGCCCCGACGCTGCCGGACAGACGCCGCTTTACCCGCACCAAGCGCCTGGAGGTCGGCCAGGCGATCACCGTCGAAGAGGCCACCACGATCGCCGACACCTTCCTCTCGCTCCAGCTGCGCACGCCCTTCGCCGGGAACCTGAGCGTCGTCGGCGAAGGGGCGCGGCGGATCAAGGGCGGCGGGGCCCTGCACCCCTCCGAGCTGCTGCTCGCAACCGACGAGCTGGTCCGCCTCCCGCACCTGACCGATCCCGACACCGGCGCCGCGGGTCGCTCGGGCCGGATCGCGACCGTCACCTATCGCCAGGCCGAGGAGGCGGCCGTCTGCGCCCTCGACGCCAGCCGCGAGGTGTTCTCGGCGCTGCTGCGCTCCTACGGGGTCGAGGCCTGAGTGTCGCTGCGACACCGTAGGCTCGTTCACGTGAAGCCACGGACGGCGACATGAGCGAGCTGATCCTTGCCACGATTCTCTGGGCCACCCTCGCGATCATCGCCACCGCCGAGAGCGTCGACGTGATGCTCGACATCGCCTACTCGGTGACCGGCTTCTGCCTCGGCTTCATGGTCGCCCTCTGGCTCTACCGCAACGGCACCAGGGACGGCGGGCGGGATGGACCGTGATCGGATCGCGGCGATCATCGCGCTGGTGGTGCTCGTGGCCTGGGTCGTCTCGTTCATCCTGGACGCGGCTTGGCCCGCGTACGACCCGCCCCCGACGATCCACGCTCTGATGATGCTCGTCGCTGGTTGGGCGTTCGGGGAGCGGCTGCTGCGGAAGGGCAACGATGCTTGAGCTCTACCGCGCGCTGGTCCTCAGCCTCGGCGGTGCGGTGCTTGGGCTGGCCGGGTTGGTCGTCTACCAGTGGGCACCGATCGCGCTGCGAGGAGGAGGGGCGAAGGCGGTTCACGTGGCGCTGATCGCCTGCGCCTTTTCCGGTCTGGTGGTCTTCGCCCAGCTCGAGCTCGGCCAGCGCCTGCTCGAGCACGCTCCGTTCGGGGCGGAGTCGCTGCTGGTGGTGGGTGCTTACCTCGTTGCGCTCTATGCCCTAGTCGTGATCCTGCGCGACATCGGGCGCCGGCGTGGACCGTAGGCGCCTACTTGCCGCCGCGGTGCTTTTGGCTGCCTTCTCGGCCGCGGCCGTGCTGCTGCTGCGCAGCCCCGACGAGGTTTCCGAGCGCGCCCAAGAGGCGGAGTCCGCCGCCGGGCGGGCTGCGGAGATCTCGAAGAAGGCCGAGCGCAAGGCGGCCAGCGCGACCGGCCGTGCCGAGAAGGCGACCAGCGAGGCGGAGCGCTCGAGCCGCAAGGCGCGGGTCGTCGAAGTCAGGGTGGAGCGCGTCGAGCGCATCATCGACCGCGAGCCCGGAGAGCCCGGTGTCCAGGGTTCGCTCGGCGAGACCGGACCGGAAGGACCGGAGGGGCCCGAGGGGCCGCAGGGCGACATCGGGCCGATCGGACCGGAAGGACCGTTCGGGCAGACCGGCGGCGAGGGGCGACCGGGCCCGCCTGGGCCGGAGGGACCGGAAGGACCGGAGGGGCCCGAGGGGCCGCAGGGTCCGCCCGGCGAGAAGGGCGACCCCGGGCCCGGCCCGACCGACGAGCAGCTCGCCGCGGCGATCGCCGCCTACCTCGCCGCCAACACCTTCACCGTCAGTTGCACGGGCGACGATGACCCGCTCCAGCCGGGGACCCTGCTCACCGGCTGCACCTTCACCGCCGAGCCCTAGCGTCCGCCGCAGCCCACAACCTCAGAGGCATGGACGGCATCGCTCACGATGCTCTCAGCGCTGCGGCGCTTAGCCCTGAGACCGGCCGGAACGGTTCACCTGGGGTCTGCGGTCGGCTCGGCTGTAAGCGGTCCCTGGAGGGTTTCCGCACCGATGGCGAGTACTGCTCGACCTCCTGCCGCCGCGAGGCCCTGCGAGACCTCGAATGGGCCGTGCGCTCCTCCGCCTTCTGGAGCGCGCTGGGGTCGATCCGACGTCGCCGTCCCCTCGTGCGCGTCCCGCCCGTCACGCTGGCCCGTAGGCGTGCATTTGTGGGCTCGCAACTGGAGCTCGTGCCGTACGAGACGGAGCACCGATGACCTTCCCGAACGGCAACGCACCCTCATCCGCACTGAGCCCCATCCCCGGCTCGAACGCCGGGCTGCTCAAGTCGGCCGCGCGCGCCTACAAGGCGATGCACTTCGCGAGCGTCAACCGGCTCGGCGTGCCACTCACCATCATCGACGGGTCCGTAGGCCGGTGCTACCGCTCCTTCGCCCGCCAGGTGCTCGCCAAGCAGATCTTCGGCAGCGACGCTGCGACGCCCGGCACCTCGAACCACGGCTGGGCGCTTGCCGTCGACCTCCCGCTGCAGGCGCAGCGCGCAGCCATTGATCGCATCGGCCGGCAATTCGGCTGGGCGAAGGAATGGAGCGACGCCTCGTGGGAGTGGTGGCACCTCAAGTACCGCGCCGGCGTCTGGGCCCCACGCCCCGACCCGCTGCGCAAGCTCGGCAAGCGCCAGCGTGCCGCAGCCGAGCGGTTGCTCTACCACCGCCGCGAGCGTAAGCGAGAGGGGCACACCGGCCACGGCAAGCGCTGGCGGCGACAGAACCGCTGGGTGACCTTCTGGCGCGAGCGCGTCGAACGATTTCACCGTCGCGCTGACGGCGAACGAAAGGCGGTCCTCGGGCGGGTGCTCGCGGATCGCGACGGACAGATCTAAGGAGGAGCATCGTGCTTCCGAACCGCATCGCTGTCTACTTCACTGCCGCAGCCGCGCTCGCGGCCGCGGTCCTTCCCATCCTCGCCGACCTCGACACCACGAGCGTGATCGGGCTCGTCGGCGGTGTCGGCGCCCTCGCCGCCGTCGTGGGGGTGTGGCTCAACAACTGGGGCAAGTACGAGGAGCGCTCGGCGCTGGAGACCCTCGCCGAGGACACGAAGCCGCCCGAGCAGCACACGTGAGGCCGCGCGACATCCGCCACGCGCGGACGCTCCGACGGCACGGGATCCGCAACGCCTTCCGGCTGATCCGGGCCGCCCGGCGCGCCGGCGTGAAGATCGCCACCGCGGCCGCGCTGATCGAGCTGGAGTCCTGGGGGCGGAACGTCTTCGGCCACGACCCGACGATCTTCTCCGGGGCGGGGCGCGTCACGCGCCGCAGCTACGCGGATTACAAGCGCCAGCGCGGCACGCCAGGGCGGCAGATGCAGGGAGTCGGCCCTGCGCAGCTCACTTGGTGGACGTTCCAGGATCGGGCCGACCGCGCTGGGGGCTGCTGGCATCCGTTCTACAACATGCTCACCGGCTTCCAGATCCTGCGTGAGAACCGGCGGCGGGAGGGAAGCCTGCAGGAGGCGTACCGCTCGTACAACGGCTCGGGCCCGGCCGCCGAGGCCTACAGCCGTGCAGCCATGGAGGCGCGCGAACGCTGGGAACGGCGGCTGTGAACAGGATTCTCGTCCGCAACGCGGGCGGGCACTATCGGGTCGTCAGCCCGCACGACCTAAGCCACTGGCTGGCGCGGGGCTATGTGGTGCATGTCCCCCGGCGCTCTCGGCGCCACGGCGACCTGCACAGATGAACCACAGAACCAGCAGCGTCATCGCGTGGCTGATTCTCGCCAGCGCGATCCTCCTGGCCGTCCTGATCACGCTCACCGTCGCTCCGCCGTGAAGCGAAGCCGCGCGCTCGACTTGGCCGCATGGACGGCCACCATCGCCAGCGTGATCCTCTATGGCCGCTGGTTCATCCGCAGAGCAACGTGGCGCTGAGGCGGATGCCGAGCAGCTGCTCGGCGAGCGCGGCCACCCGAACGTGCGCGTTTACGGCGTCGACGCCGAGGGTGAGCTGACGGAGATCGCCTTCGTCGAGAAGGGCCGCCCGAAGGTGGCGCGGATCCGTGCACGCCCGGGCTCGGCCGCCGTGCTGGTGGAGGTCACCGAGGGTTGGTAGTCACGATCACGATCCCCGGCGACCCGGTGCCCTGGCAGCGTGCACGTCGCAAGGGCAATCGCTACTTCAAGGCTCCGAACGTGGTCGAGTACGAGCAGCGCGTCCAGGCCGCTTGGCTTGTCGAGGGGCGCCCGCATCTCGGCACCGCGCCGCTGCGGGCCGAGGCGAGCTTCTACTTCGCCCGACCACCGTCGCACCTGCGAGGCGACGGAGCACTTCGCAAGGGCGCTCCGGAGTTCCCCTCGCCGGACGTGGATAACCTCGTGAAGGGAGTCTTCGATCCGCTCAATCGGCTGGCGTTCGCGGACGACCGCCAGGTGGTCGAGCTCGAGGCGCGCAAGGCCTACGCGGAGCCGGGCGACGAGCCGCACACCGAGCTGGAGCTCGTTCCGCTCTGATCCTCTTCCTACGTGCCCGCTGTTTGAGACCGAGAGGAAGGATGGGCGAGGTGTTTACACGATTGCGGGATGGCGAATCCCCCCATCCTTCCGTGGTTTCCCCCCTTCACGGCGTCTTCCCGCCCTGCGTTCCCACGTGCGATACCAGACCACTCAGGCTGGCGGCAGCCGTGGGTCCCGCGAGTTGACGGGATTGTTGGCCGAGGCCAGCGGACTTATCGCTTCGGCGCCTCCTGGGCGGGAACGTTTACGCCAACTCGTTCGGCAACAGCGGTCGCTAGACGGATCTGAGCTGGAGAGTCCTGGCGTAGCTCGACAGCCAAGCGCTCCCGACTGCGGGCAATGATTCGCACGCGCTCTTCTTCGGTGAGTTGGGCGTGGTAGCGGGCGACTATGGGGTTTGTTCGCCGGTTTTCGCGCGCTCGCTCTTCGTTTGCTAACCGAGGTTCTTTAAGCGTTGCGAGGCCTGCGTCGACAGCGCGGTGGAGGGCGGCGTGGCAGGGACGGCAGAGCGGCATGACATCCCAGAGCCGTTCGTCGCCCAACCGCTCATAGGTCAGGTGGTGGAGGTCTAGATCCTCCGTCTCGCCGCACGCGCACTGCCAAGCGCACCGGCTTCGATAGCGCTCACGGAAACGCCGCCAGTGACTTGAGTGCAGATACGCGGTGTAGGAGGCGAAGCCGAGGATCAGCAACCGCTCTCGGAAGGACGGGTGGGGCTCGGGCCGACCCATCTCCTACGCTGTGCCTTCTTCGATCAGCACAGTTCGGCGTTATACACGGCCCTGGAGGACGCCCTTCGGGGCCGGCGCCGTTTCAGGGGCTATTTGCGGTGTCGCTGCGACACTAAGTTCGAGTGGCGTCGAACTAGCCCACCCGCCACTTTTCAGGGCACGTTCTCGAGGTCGCGCTCCAGGTCGCGCTCGATCTGCTCTAGGTCTTCTTCGGTGTCGCTGAAGATGTCGTCGAGCACGGCGAAGCCGACGCAGCCCATCGCGAATGCCGCCACCCCGAGCCACACCCCCCAGGTGGCCATCTTGCGGCGGCCGATCTCCGGGTCGCGCTTGACTCGGCCGCGGGCCACGAGGCCGAGCACGAATGCGGTGATCCCGAGCGCCCAGGCGATGAAGAACAGGATCGGGATCAGCCCGAGCACGAGTCCGACGATGCCGCAGGTGAGCGCGGCGACTGCGAGTCCGTTGCTCTTGCGCTCGACGTAGACGACTTGGGGTTGGCCGGGTGGCCGTTGCTCGTCGTTCATGCCTCAGTCCTTTCCCGGTGTCGCAGCGACACTGCGCAACTTCTCGGCGCAGATCGAACGCGCTTGTGCTTTTGCCTCGCTTGCCCCTTGATCCGGACTGGCCCATTCAGGTATGCATCGCGCTCCAGAGGGGAGTAACCGGAGACTTTGAGGACGGAGTACGATCAGCGAACAGATGTTCGTCAGCGATGAGGTGCGGGCGGAGGAGGAGATGCTCGGGGAGCTGCTCGAGCTGGCTACCCGCCACCTGCCGCGCCTGGACGCTTCTTCGCCTTGGCGCGCGACGCTCGAGACGATTCGCGAGGAGTGCTGCGCGACGCTCGGCCGGCGGCGGTTGCAGCCCGTCCCACCTTCTCTGCCGACCGACCTGTCAGTAGATCGTCGAGCTTCTGGTTGACCTCCGCGATCTCCGCGTGAACGCGCCGTAGTTCGTCGCCCACGTCGGGCGGCTCCTCGCCGCGGGCGATCCATTCCCACGAGACGTTCGTAAGCCGGGCGATGTCGTGGAGGCGATCCCAGGGCACGCGGAAGTCCTCGTAGTTCTGGTAGGTGCGCAGCTCGACGTCGAGCTCGTCGGCCATGTCGCGCTGCTTGCGACCCGCCTCGATCCTCGCCTGCCTGATCCGCGCGCATATCTCTCGCCGCTCCGCCTCTCGTCCAAGACCGGGAGCAACGTACGCAACGTGCGGCTTCTTGTCGCCGCACGATTCGTTCGCGGCGCTTGCGTTCGTCTTCTGTGCGTAGTACGATTCGTTCGTACAGGGTACCGTGACCAACCAGCTTCCGCCACCCAGCCGCCTTCGCCTCGCCCGTCTCCGCGCTCGTCTGACGCAGCGTGAGCTGGCCGATCTGGCGGGCGTCTCGCAGCAGATCGTCTCTCAGTGCGAGCAGAGCGACCGGCCGCATGTGCCGGGCCCGCGTGTGCAGCGCAAGCTCGCCGCGGCGCTCGACATAGATGCCGACTCCCTCTGGCCGGTCGAGCCGGTTGAGCCGGCGGAGATCGCCGCCTGATGGACCTCGCCCAGATCCTCGACCGCCCCGACGTCCAGGCCGCGATCGCCAACCTCTCCGAGCGCGTCGCCAACCAGGTGACCGACGAGCAGGGCGGCCACGCCTCCGCGAGCTACCACGAGTACGTCGATGAGGTGACCGCCGACGCGATCGAGCGCCTGCTCCGGTCGATGTCGGTCGACGACTTCTCCGACTGGGCGGACGGCGAGCTCGACGCGAAGGCCGACCTCCAGCGTGACCGGGCGGCGGGACTCTGATGCGCCTTGCCTACGCGCTCGCCTGCCTGACCGGCGCCCTGCCCGTGGTGGCCGCGCTGCTCGCCGGTGGGGTGGTGCTCTGATGCCCGAAGTGCCGCTCACCATGGCCGAGTCCGTGTATCGCGGCTTCCTAGGCCTCACGTACGACGAGGAGGAGGTGCTCCGCGACCTGGTGGGGTCTAGGCCCGAGGACGACAAGCGCCTGGCGGCTCCCTACCTGAACGCGCTCCACACCCTGCGCATCAAGGTGGCGCTGCGTTACTCGCAGGGGCGCGGCGTTGACGTCGAGGAGGCCGTCGTGGCCACCGAGCGGATCGCGGACCACGCGAGACAGGGCGGGTTGCCGATCCGCCTCTACTGGGACTGGGACAACTGCTCCTACGAGTTCCGTGTCGGCGATCGAGAGTGGCGCTGGGACACGCTCCACACGCTGCTGCCCCGCGCCGGTCGTGAGCTTGGACTCGTGGGTGCTTCGGAGCCAGGAGCGCCATGAGCTTCTGCTGGCGCAACTGGGCGATCCATGGCGGCCAGGTCGTGAGCCCCACCTTCACCACGCCCCAGGAAGCGGGCCAGTGGCGCCGCGACAACCCGCCGCTGCTCAAGGACCGCGGCCCGACCTTGATCAAGCTCGTCGACGGCGAGCCCCGCTCTCCGACTGCCGCTGAGCTGGTCGACGCCTACTGGGAGTTCTCCGCCGCGCGTGAGGAGCTGGTCGCATGACTGCGTTCCTCGCCGCCGTTGGCGCGATCACTCTCTTCATGGCGGCGCTCGCCTTCCTACTGGACCGAGCGCTTGACGTCCTCGGGTTCTACGACGCCTGGGAGGACGAGGGCTGATGTTCCGCCCGCACATCTTCCGCCTCCTGGTCGCCGATCGCTTCGAGCGCGAGCATCGGGCCCGCATCTCCGACGCGCAGAACGTGGCCGCCGCACTCGACGAGGTGCGCGCCCGCAGAAACCTGGGCTACCCGCCCTTGACCAAGCAAATGGCCCCGACGGCGCTGACACGCCCCGGGGCCCGAGACAAGGAGATACCCCTTGCCTGACGAGAAGTACATCATCCTGCGCCGCACGGCGCTGGCCGACGGCGAGCAGTTCCGCTTCGCCCAGTGGGAGGAGATCGGCACCTTCTTTCCTGAGCCCTACAGCTACGCCGCGAAGGCGCTCGACCAGGCGCTGGAGCTGCTCGGCGACGACGGTGCTGGCGAGTACATGGTGATCGCCGACGATTGGGCGCTCACCCGCTTCACGGTCGCCTCGAGGGTGGCCTACGAGGTCGAGGAGCAGGAGGCCGAGGAGGAGTCGGACGGGTCGCTTGAGCGCAACTTGCCCGCGCTCGACGAAGAAGCCGAGGAGGTGGCCTCGTGACCGCCGCCAAGACCAGCGCCAAGTCGAAGGCCGGCCAGGACAACGGCGCCGCAGCGACATCCGAGCAGTCGGCGCTCGCCGAGGCCGTCACCTACGAAGAGGCGATCGCCGCTGAGGCCGCGGAGATCCGCGGCGACGCCACCGACCTCGACGCCGCGTTGTTCCTGGAGCTCTGGCCGCTGCTCAAGCGACCGATCCCGCAGGGCTTCATCCAGCACGTCGGCAAGGTGGAGGGCAAGCCGTATCCGTCGACGGGCGTGCGCTCGCTCCAGGTCCTGATCGACCGCATGAACAACGTCCTCACCCCGCTCTGGTGGTGGTACGAGGTCGAGTATCTCGGCGAAGGCCAGGACCACGGCAAGCTCGCCGAGGTCACGGTCTACGTCGGTCAACGCGGCGGAGCCGCGGATCGGAGCACGATCCTCACCACCGGCAAGAGCCGCGGCGGGGTCAACCAGGCCTCGACGATCGGCAACCGCTTCAAGGGCTCGGAGACCAACGCCGCCAAGCGCGCCTTCGCCCAGATCGGCCCCGGTCACGAGGTCTACCTCGGTGCCACCGACCTCGATCCCGACGTCTCGGAAGAGGCCGCGAAGGAGCAGGCCAAGAGCGACACGGGCACTGGACGCCCGGAGGAGCGGAAGCTGCCGAAGGACGCGGCCGAGCGCCTCTTCGAGCAGATCAAGACCGCAGGCCTCGAAGAGCAGCTGCCGACCAAGCTGCGCGGCTTCGGCGTCAAGGAGCTGACCGACCTCACTGTTGAGCAGTCGATCAAGGTCTACGAGTGGGCCGGCGGCGCCGTGGAGCAGCCTGAGCTCGACGAGGGAGGGGAGGGCTGATGGCGCGACACGAGACCATCACCTCCTCCGGGATCTCGATCGTCTTCGAGGACGGCGAGCCGGACGCCAACGGCAGGTCCAAGCGGCGCTGCTACCTCGTCGACGGCGAGAAGCTGCCGAGCGTCACGACGATCCTGGGGATGCTCGACAAGCCCGGGCTTCCCTGGGCGGCCGAGAAGCTGACCGTCGCCGCCGCGATCGAGCTGGCGCGCGAGGGCGAGCTGCCGGTGAACGTGATGGGCGCGCTCTCGCGCATGGGCGCCCGCGGGCTTCGCTTCCGCCAGATCTGGGACCAGAAGGCCGAGCGCGGGCATCTCTCGCACGCCGACCTGATCGCGCTCATGCTCGGCGAGGAGGTTCGTCCGCTGTCGGAGTTCCTGCCCGAGGAGCGGGGGTTCATCCAGGGCGGCGCCAGCTGGGTCGCCGACTTCCGCCCGGTCGTGCACGAGCACGAGCAGATGGTCGCCTCGGTCAAGCACGGCTTCGCCGGCCGGCCGGACTTTACGGCGACGCTCGGGATCAAGACGCTCCCGGACGGCTCGCCGGCGCCGCGGGGTGTCGGCCTCTTCGACGTCAAGACGAGCGAGGAGTTCCCGCGCACCAAGCCCTCGAAGACCCACCCCGACGGCCAGGTCCGCACGCCCTACCCCGAGAATCTGGCCCAGGTCGGGCTCTACGAGGTCGCCCGGCGCGAGTGCGGCTACGCGCCCACCGACTACCGGGCGATCGTCCGGCTCGACTCGCACGGCAACTACGACCTCACGGTCAGTTGGCGCGAGCCCGAGGACGCGCTGCGACTGCTGCCCGCTTACGAGGAGTACCGGGCCTGCAGCCAGCGCGTGAAGACCGCCGCCGACCAGCGCCCGGTCGGCTTCGACCAGGAGTTCGCTGAGCAGGAGGCGCTCGCGTGAACCTCAACCGAGTCGTCATCACCGGCAACCTGACCGCCGACCCCGAGTCCTTCAACGGCGGCTGCCAGCTGCGCGTCGCGGTCAACGGCCGGGCGAAGGAAAACGGCGAGTGGGTCGACCGCCCCGACTTCCTCGACGTCGTGGTCTTCGGCAAGCTGGCCGAGGTCTGCGCCGAGCACCTGGCCAAGGGCAGGCCCGTCGCGATCGACGGCAAGCTGCGCCAGGACCGCTGGCAGACCGAGGGCGGCGATAACCGCTCGCGCGTGCGCATCGTGGCCGAGTCGGTCCAGTTCCTCTCGCGTGCCCGTGAGGAGGCGACGGCGTGATCGAGGGCGCCGTCGTCCTTGGAGTCGGAGTTCTGCTCGGCTACGCGATTGCCGTGGCCGCCGGGGAGAGGCGATGAGCGACCAGAAGACGCCGAGCGAGCGCCTGGACGACGGGACGAAGGTGCTCGCCAACCTCGCGCAGGCGATCTCCGACGCCTACCACGACCTCTCCGAAGCCGAGGACGCCTGGGAGGAGGTCTGGGATGAAGTCGCAGTTCAGCTCAAGGCTGAGATGGAGGAGGACGGGCGCAAGGGAGATCCCGCTGAGCACGTCATCAAGTCGGCCACCCGCCGAGCGCACCGCGACGTCTACCGGCGCTGGCGTACCGCGAAGCGCGAGGTCGCAAAGCTCGAGGTCGTCTCGCAGAACCGAAGGCAGGAAACTTCGTCGCTCCAGTCGTTGCTCAAGATCGAAGGCGGCGAGTCGAAGCCGATGGACACGCAGTCGGCCAAGCGGCAGTCACCGGGCGCGGCGGCGAGGCAGGCTGCGGAGAGGCGTGCGGCGTGAGTGTCGCAGAGCGACAGGACCACACTGATCTGGGGCTGATCTCGAAGGATCTCGGCTTGGTCCCGAGCGACACCGCTGGTCCGGCTGAGGGTTGCGCGAGATCGCCGCGCGGTATTACGACGTGCCGCTCGAGCAGGTGGGGGAGGTGCGTGGACGGTCGAACGGGCGTGCGCGCCCGGCCGAGGAAGACCTGTTCCGCCCCGAGGGCATGACCAAGACCCAGTTCGCCTTTCAGCAGGCGATCGACCGCTTCAACGAAGCGAACTGGCGCGACGGCGTAACCAACCTCGCCCACGCCTGGTTCCATGCCGTGACGCTCGGTGAGCGAGTGGACGAGGAGGTTGCGGCCGAGATGATGCGCGAGGTCGTCTCTCCCGGCTGGACCCCGGAGGCTGCCGAGTAGAAATGGGTCACGAGTTCGGCCAGTCGAACGGAGTCGCGCTGACCGAACGGGAGGCGGAGGAGCTGGGCGCCCGCGCCTCAGAGCTAGAGCACGCGATCGTCAAGCGCTGCCGCGACATTCGCTCCGCCTGGGTGCTGCTCGCCCGCGACCTGCACGAGTTCCTCGAGCAGCGTCTCTGGGAGCTGCTCGACTACGACTCCCCGAAGGCCTGGCTTGCCTCCCCGGACATCGAGATTTCGTGGGGCCACGCCTACAAGCTGATCCGCGCCTACCAGGAGCTTGTCGTGGTGCGCGGCGTGCCGATGAACGCTCTCGCCGGGGTGGATCTGGAGAAATGTCAGATGGCGCTTCCGACACTCAAGGCGGGCAAGGGCTCATGGAAGGACGCGGTGGACGACGCGAAGATTCTCTCGCGCTCTGACATGCGCGCCAAGTGGCTGGAGGACGACCCGGACGCACCGCTTGACGCGACCCGCGAGCCTGAGAAGTGCTCATGTCCCACCTGCGGATCGTGGGTCCGTAAGGACAAGATCGAGGCGGCGGCGTGATCTCGTTCGGCCCGCACATGATTTTCCCTGACGCTTGGGCGAGCGGTCCTCCCGACCCGCCCGAGGTTGAGATCTGCCCCGCTTGCGGCTGGCGCCAGGCCACGGGCGACGGTTATTGCCTCGACTGCGCTTCGCCGCTTGACGACATCGACTACATGGAATGGACAGGTGCGACGGGCACCTGCAAGTTCGGCGGCCCCGCTCCTTGCATCGACGACATCTGCCACGCGCTCGGCGGCTGCATGCATTACGAGGGCGGGCGATGAGGGCGCAACCCATCGAGAGCGCCAGAGAATGTTGAGCGGCTTCGACATGCAGATCGGGGCGTTCGGGCCTGAGGACGAAGCGGGCGCGAACTACTGCCGCGGCTGTACCGTCAAGCGTTTCGCCGAGATCACCGTCGGACGACTTGAAGCTGGCCTGTCCACGGGTACGGGGTGGATGGCGATCAACCGCTACCAGCTCGCGGAGGAGGCCACGTTCAACGGCTACGAGTTTAGTCCGGGCGGCTCAGACGACTTCGATGAGAGCTACGCCGAGGTCACCTGTTTCGACTGCGGTACTCGCCTAGACGAGTACGACGACGAGCCTGTAGGCGCTTTGGCGACATGAGCGCCGCAACTACTCTTCCCGGCGAGTCCATCTCGACCGCCGATCTCGTCGCCGGCCTGCGCAAGGTCAACGCCGACCAGGCCACTCGCATCGAGCAGCTCCAGGCCGTCGAGAAGGAGAACCACCGTCTGCGCGCCCGCCTGCGCGAGGTGGAGGAGGTCGGCGCCGGCCAGCTCGACATGGAGCACTCGTGAGCGCCGAGCCCTCGAACGTCGTCCCGTTGCGCGACTGCCCCAACTGCGTCGCTGAACACGGCCGCGCCGAGGAGTTCGCCCGCGCCGTTGCGGCCCAGGCCGAGGAGATCGAGCGGCTTCGGGGTGAGGTGCGTGCTCGCGAGGAGGACAACGTCCTGTTGGAGCGCGAGCTGCGCGGCAAGCGCTCGCTGATCTCACGTCTGCGAGGGGAGCGAAACCAGCGTAAGGAGACCTCCCTCTACTGGGACCAGATGGAGCAGGTCTGGCAGCGCTGGCGCGAGCTGATCCGGCCCGAGGCGCGCGAGTTCTCCGCCGACCGCTTCGAGCCTGTCGAGGAGCGCTTCAAGGGTGGCCACGAGCTGCCCGAGTTCTTCGAGGCGATCGAGGGCGCCCGTGCCGTGCTCGCCGGGGAGATCGGCTGGGGTCCGCGCAACCCGACGACCTACTGCGACCTCAAGACGATCTTCGCCTCCGAGTCCTCGATGGACCGCTTCCGTGACCACGCGAAGGAGGGAAGGCGCAAGCGCGCCGTCGCCTTCCGGGAGCTGAAGCGGGCCTTCTGCCAGTACGGCCGATCGGGCTGGGACGAGGAGGTCGGTGCGACCGGCTTCTGCGCGAACTGCGCCCTCGCCGCGCCGACCCTCGACGAGGGCCCCCGGGGAGCCGTGGCCACGCTGACCCCTGACGGCCAGCTGCTCTGCGAGCGCGGGTGCTCTCACCAGGACCAGCTCAACGCCCTGCGCGCCTGGTGGCGGGACTACAAGCGGGCGCAGAGGGGGGAGGCGGCGGCGTGAGTTTCGATGCCCGTCGCAACGAAGGCGAGCCGTTCGATCGGCTGACCCGGCTCTGCGCCGAGATGACTGCCGTCCTCGACGAGAAGGGCGACCAGGTGGACGACGTGAAGTGCATCGTCTTCCTGAACGACGACTCCAAGGGCGGCCTTCAGATGTGGGGCTACGACGACGACACGGAGGCGATCGCCGACCTGTTCATCCACCTGAAGGTGATGTTCGAGGCGAACGGCAAGCAGCTCATGTTCGCGCCGCTGCCGGGGAGGGGCTGATGCACCGCCTCTCCCTCGCCGGGATGCGAACCGAACCGGGCTGCCTCGATTGCGGCGGCCGCCTCGACGTCGTACGCGGCACCCTCGGCAGCCTCTACGCCCGCTGCCGCTCCTGCACCCGCGCCCGCAAGATCAGCTCCTACGTCATCCACACAGCCCAGGGCGACCCGCACGTGTTCGTCTGCCTGGCCGAGGGCCCGGCCTGGGCGGCGGCATGACGCTGCTCGTCTTCGAGATCGCGACGTCCAGCCTGATCCGCCGGATCAGGCTGGAGACCCGCGACGCGCTGGCCCACGACCTGATCGCCCCAGAGGATGCGGGCGAGATCTTCATCGCCTGCGAGCGGCTCGACCAGAAGCTCAAGGCCGCAGTCGGGGTCGACCGGGCCGCGGCGCCGCACCGGGTCAAGACGGCTCCCGGTGTTCCTCTTGCGCCCGGCCCGGTGGGCTCCGAAGATCAGACCCTCGTGCTGCGGAGGGGACGATGAGTGCCGCCTTCGCACTCGCGATCGGCATGTGGTCGATCGCCGTCGGGCTGATCTTCGAGTTCGTCGGTGCCGACGGCCGGCTGCCGATCGTGGGCGGGCTGTGCCTGCTGGTCGGGACGGTCGCCGGGCTGAGCTCCACGAAGGGCGTCGCGTGAGCGTCCAAGTCGCGCCCGTTCCTCGTGTCGCGCTCACCCGCGAGGAGGCCGCGGCCTCGCTGGGGATCGGGCTGACGAGCTTCGAGAAGTACGTCCAGCCCCACCTGCAGCTGATCCGCGAGGGGAGCCTGCGCCTAGTCCCGGTGGCGGAACTTGAGCGCTATGCGGAGAAGGCCTCGCGGGGCACCTTGTCGAGCGGGAACGGCCGTGCCTAGCATCGCTCGACCCCAACCGAGGAGGAACCCCGTGGCCAACGGGATCGACGTGCGCCACCAGCGCCAGTGCCGCTCACGCGCTGGCGGGCGCTGCAACTGCGAGCCGACCTATCAGGCGAGGGTGTGGGATAACGCAACCGGGCAGCGGATCTGCCGCACCTTTACGAACGAGACCGCGGCTAAGGCCTGGCGCCGGGACGCGAAGATCGCCCTGCGCCGCGGCCGCGAGGTCGCCGCGGGCAGCCGCCAGACCGTCGCTGAGGCGGTCAACGAGTGGGTCGACCTCGCCCGGCGCGGGGTGGTGCGCAACCGATCGGGCGAGCCCTACAAGCCCTCGGCCGTGCGCGGTTACGAGCAAAACCTGCGCCTGCGCGTCCTGCCCGAGCTCGGGCCCGAGCCGGTCTCCGACCTGCGCCGCGTCGACCTCCAGGAGCTGGTCGACGAGCTCGTCGGTTCCGGCCTGGCGCCGGCGACCGTGCAGTCGAGCGTGATCCCGCTCAAGGCGATCATGCGCCGTCTGGTCGAGCAGGGGAAGGTGGAGCGCAACCCGACCGAGGGCCTGCGCCTGCCGGCCGTGCGCTCGAGGCGGGAGAGGATCGCCACGGCGGTCGAGGCCAAGGCCCTCATCGCGGCCGTGCCCGAGCGCGACCGGGCGATCTGGGCGACGGCGTTCTACACCGGCCTGCGCCGCGGCGAGCTGCAGGCGCTCCCGGCCGAGCTGATCGACCTCGAGCAGCGGGTGATCCACGTCCGCTACGGCTGGGACTTCGAGGCCGGGCGGATCGAGACCAAGGGCCGCAACCGCCGCCGGGTGCCGATCCCCGAGACGCTGCGAGTGCCCCTCGCTGCTCACCTGCTGGCCTCCGGTCGCCGTGGGGGAGAGCTTGCCTTCGGCGCCATCGAGACACGCCCGTTCTACGCGGAGGGTGTCCAGCGCCGCGCGGATGAGGCGTGGGGGAAGGAGCTCGAGCGGGTCACCTTCCACGAGTGCCGCCACACCTTCGCTGCGCTCTCGATCGCCGCCGGCGTCAACGCGAAGGCCCTGCAGTCCTACATGGGCCACGCCTCAATCCAGACGACCTTCGACCTCTACGGGCATCTGATGCCGGGCTCTGAGTCCGAGGCCGCGGGGCTGCTCGACGCCTACCTAGCGGGGGCGTCTGGATGAGCCATTGGCGTCCAGAATTGGCGCGCACCCCGCGCGCGCGGGTATCTAGAGCGGAATCGACCGCATGTATTACATCTGAAAAGCCCCGCCTGCGCGGGCGTGATCCCAGCGTCGATGCGGCGTCTGGACCCGTGTCGGCCGCGCCTCGCCTCGCGTGCGCGCCAGCGATTGGCGCGCATTATTGGCGCGCGAGTGTCGCTGCGACACCGGCTCAGGTGGCGGCATGAAGCCCCGCCGCCACTCCACCCACGGCCACGACCCCGCCGGCAAGCAGCGTTGCGAGCAGTGCGGCCGAGTGGGAACGCGCGGCTTCAAGACGGTCGGAGGCGAGTACGAGTTCGAGGGCCGCCTCGTCGGGCAGAGCTACACGGTCTGCGCCTCTACCCAAGCCTGCCGGCGTCGCTGGCCGAAGCGCAGCGAGGACGAACTGGATCGGTTGCTCGCATGAGCGGCTGGCACGACGAAGCCTTGACGTTGTTGGACGACTTGGCGATGCATGTCCGTGGGGCCATGAAGGGGCCGCCGAGTACGAAGCTCGACCCGACAGAGCCGGATGACCTCGCGCTGGTCGACGTCACTCTGTCGAACGGGCACGTCAAGCGCTTGTTCGCGCTCGTGGAGAACGCGCCATCAGAGGTCGACGATGGATAGCGAGCTGCGCCGTCGTTTCCTCCAGCGCCTCGGCTTCGATCTGGCCGCCGTCGATCTCGGAGTGGGCGATCCCGCCGAGGGGCAGCGCATGTGGCCGATCATTCGGGCCTGGTGGCTGCCATGAGAGCGGTCTGCGCCTTCGCCGACGGCACCTGCTCCGGCCGCCCCACGAAGCACCACTTCCTCTCGCAGTCGCGCATCAAGCGCCAGTACCGCCACTTCGCCTCCCTGACCGATGCCGAGCGCGCCCGGGTCACGATCCCGCCGGCGTTCGAGCGCAAGCTCCGCGAGCTGCTTGACGACGCCCGCAACCTCGGCCTGATCTGCGTGCGCCACCACCAGCTGCTCGAGAACAAGCGAATCCGCTGGTGGCCGCCCGCGTCGGCCGTCGAGTTCGCCCGGGAGCTGGGAATGGAGCACGTCTTCGACAAGGCGAGGGAACGGGCAGCATGAAGGAGAACATGAAGCCAAACGAGGAGGGGCTAGAGGCTGCCCTGAATGCCTACGCGGAGCGAGCACGACTCGCGTGGCCTTTGTCGAGTCGTCGTGGCTGTCCGACAATTCCTTGTACGGCACACAGGTCGGTCCTACCCTGACGGTCATGATCGAACCCGGCCAGTCAGTTCAAGTGAGGGATGCCCTCGGCCAGCTGCACGACCGGATTGCCATAACCGAGGAGCTAGAGGGCTACGACTTCCCCGTCGTGTGGGCTTGCCGCCCCGAGGAGTGGGAGGCAGCGCAACGCGAGCAGCGCCAACCGGAGGGCGTGCCGTGGCCCGCTGTCGACGTGCAGGAGGTCCCCGAGGTGGTCGATGCCTGACCAGCCGAAGCCGAATGGCGAAGGCCATAACCCAGAGCAGCCCGTCTCAGGGAGGGAGGACTAGTGGCTGATTACAACAAGCACCGTGGCGTGAGCATGAACCGCTGGAGGGTGCATCCCCTTCGTCGCATTGAGGCTGAAGTGCCGCCTCGAACGTGGCGCGGAAAGCTGCGGCGATTCGTCTACAAGTTGAGGCATCGTGCCTGACCCCCAGCCCCTTCCCGAGAGGATCACGGTGTGGCGGTGTTCTGAGTGCGAGCAGATGGTTGAGCCGTACCCCGACACGATCTGGTGGTGCAACGGTTCTGAGCAAGGAACAGAGAGCCAAGTTGGTCCCCGGGGCCAGCACGTCCCTACCCAGATGCAAGAGCTTCACGCCCTCCTCCTCCCCGCTACCCAAGCAGAGCGGGAGGAGCTTCTCGCGCGAGCGTCTGGGGCGGTCTACGAGCAGCACGGCGAGGAGATCCGACGCTATCTCGAAGGCAAGCAGCCAGCAAATCAATGGCGACCCGACGCTTACGCTCGTGCTGCTCTTGAGGCCATCGGCTTCCTAGAGGAACGGGATGGAGAACAGGATGAGTGAGCGGGGAGTCTGCATCTGCCCCAACTGCGGCTGCCGGTTCTCCGACACGGGCAAGGTTCAACTCGAACAACAGCGCGACAGGTACAAGCGCATCGCTCACGCCCAGCAGAAGTGGATGCGATTGAGGCGACGGATTGAAAGGCTGCTCCGTGGCTAAGCAACCCTCTCCGGGCGAGGAGTATCGAGCCGACCTCGAGCGGCAAGAGCGAGTATTGGAATCAGCGGTAGAGGCGCTGAGGGAGATAGCGAATCTTGGCGGGCCGAACGACTACGTGACGATTGCTCGCCGTGCCTTGGAGCACATCGACTCCTCCGGGGAGAGGGATGGCTGAGCCCGGTCCTTCGCTCCCGCCGTGCCCCGAGTGTGGAGCGCCCTGGGGAGCGCCCTGCCAGCCGTGGTGCACGAGCCGGTGTCGCAGCGACACTAGGGCGGGGTAGCCTCAAGACATGGCCACGGATGGCCGACAGAACGGACGCCGGACCTACACCGAGCAGCAGCGCGAGGAGGCGCTGCGCCTCTACGTCGAGCTTGGGCCAGCGGAGACCGCGCGCCAGATGGACATCCCGCGGGCGACGATCAGCAAGTGGGCGGAGCGCGCAGGGGTCACAGGCGACAGGAAAACAAAGCAGACAGCGGCAATCGCTGCGATGGAGAAGACACTCGCGCAGCGTCGGGTCCAGCTCGCCAAGGACTTGATGAGCGATGTGGAGCTGCTCCGCACCCAGCTCTTCGAGCCGGCGACGGTGCACAAGTTCGATGCTGAGGGAGGCTTCCACCTGGGGGAGCTCGCCGAGCCGACTTTCCGGGACAAGGTGAGCCTGATGACCGCGATCGCGATCGCGGTCGACAAGATCCAGCTGCTCTCCGGTGCGCCCACCTCGCGCAGCGAGAACGTCGAGATCACCGAGCTCGATCGGGAGATCGCGAAGCTCCTGGGGCAGATGGATGGCCAGCCGAGCGGCAAGCCCGCCTGACTGGCAAGAGTGGCCGATTGAGCGCAAGCAGGCGCTGCGCGACCGGCTGCTCGAGCTCGTTTACGAGCCGTGGGAGCAGGTCGCCCGACCTGAGCAGTTGCCTCCGAAGCAGGAGTGGCAGGTATGGCTCGTGCGTGGCGGCCGCGGCGGCGGGAAGACGCGCACCGGAGCCGAATGGCTCGCGGCCGAGCTGGCAGACGACGGCGCCGGCGACGCCTCCGCGATCGTTGCCCCGACCTTCGGCGAGGCGCGCGACAAGTGCGTCGAGGGCGTCTCCGGCCTGCTGCCGGCGCTCAAGCGGCGCGGGATCGGGGTGCGGACCTGGAACCGTTCACTCGGGGAGCTGTGGCTGACCTCTGGCGCGAGGGTGCTGATCGACGAAGCCTTCTCGGGCGCGGTCAAGGTCGAGGGCGAGAACCTCAAGCGATGCTGGTGTGATGAGCTGCGCAACTGGCGCCCGCGCTGGGGCGAGCAGGCGTGGGACCAGGCGATCCGCTTCGCCGTCCGGATGGGCAAGGCCCAGATCGTCGTGACCACGACGCTGAAGCCGACGCGCCTGGTCAAGCGCGTCGTGCGCGAGGAGGCGGACGTGGTGACCCACATGCGCACCGAGGACAACCTCTCGAATCTCTCCGATGCGTTCGTTCAGGCGGTCGTCGAGCGCTACCGGGGAACGCGACTCGGCAGGCAGGAGCTGGCCGGCGAGCTGCTCGAAGACATCGAGGGGACGCTGTGGCAGATGGCCTGGATCGACGACCAGCGGGCGGAGAGCGATCCTTATGCCGGCTATCAGGCGATCAGCATCGGCCTCGACCCTGCCGGTGGTGGGGCGGCATCGGAGCAGGCGATCTGCGTGGCCGGGTTCGGGATGGACAACCGCTTCTACGTCCTTCACACCGAGACTCACCGCGGCTCTCAGCTCGCTTGGTTGACGCGGGCGCTTGAGCTGGCCCGCCAGCACGGCGGCAAGCTGGTGCTGGAGAAAAATTACGGTGGCCAACCGCTGGCGGAGCTGCTTGACCGCGTCCAGCGTGACACCGGCATCCATGCCCCGGTGCGGATCGTTCACGCTTCAGACGGGAAGCGGGTACGTGCTCATCCGATTGCGATGCTCTACGAGCAGGGCAAGGTCTGCCACCTCGGTTACCACCCCGAGCTCGAGGAGGCGATGACGAGCTTCACCGGCCAGGAGGTCGTGCCGGGGCTCGATCTGCTCGATGCCTGCGTGTGGGCGCTCACGGATCTGATCGGCTATGGCGGCGGCCCGTTACCGGAGGACGCGGTCCACCGCTACACCGACGAGCCGGCGCCCGGGGTGCACCGTTGGTCATGAGCGCATCCGAGCGGTAGATGAAGATGCAGAGGTGGGAAGCGAGGGTTCGGCTGACGCCTGTCAAGGCTGCGGCGCGTCATTAGAACACCGCGGCCCTAAGGCCCGTTGGTGCTCAGACGCCTGCCGCCTGGCGAACTACAAGAATCCGCGTCGGAAGGCAGGAGCCGGCCTATCGTCGTCGCGCGATGGTCGGATCGCCTGTTTGTTGTGCGGGGTGGAGTTGCACTACTTGTCCTCTCACCTCCGCTGTTTTCACGGCATGGCGTCAGCGGAGTATCGGCGCCAATTCCCGGGTGCTGTGTTAGTCAGCGACCATGTACGAGCGACGGCGCGTGATCTAGCGACTGATCGAGGGGCGGGCCGCTATTGGACCGAGGCTCGCATCATCGCAGCGATCCGACGTTGGGCGGCGAGAACCGGCAGGCCTCCACTCGCCAAGGAGTGGGAGCGACGGGCGAGCCGGTGTGGAAACGGAACCAGGCACTTGGCGGGGGAGCGCAATAGTCGTCCCTCCTCGTGGGTGGTCAAGACGGTCTTTGGAACGTGGAACGAAGCGATCCGAGCGGCAGGATTTGAGTCCCGTCCGCGCCATCGGGGTCGGGCCGACGTGTGTCGGCAGGGACACGAGATCACTGGCGAGAACGTCGTCTGGATCAAGGGACGCGGTGCCTATGAGGGTCGACGTTACCCCGTCTGCAAGCGGTGCCTTCGAGCCAGTCAGGCGCGGTATCAACGCCAGCAAGATGGCCGTGCTCAGCGCGAGTATCAGCGACGACGTCGGGCAGCTTGGCGCGAGGCAGGTTTGTGTTCGACATGTGGCCGCACGGAGCCGCCGAGTGGGTTCATGAGGTGTGACGAGTGCCGAACACGTGATGCGGCACGTCGCCGAGCTAAGACACGCTGACCAGTGTCGCTGCGACACTCAGGCCGTGCCGAACGTCGAGCTGACAGACGGGACCGCGCTGCGCAACGGCGGTCCACCGGAGGGCGAGTTCGGCTCGGTCGACCCCGAGGGCAGGCTCTTCTCCGACTTCGGCGACTGGGCTAGCTCGACGACCTTCGAGCAGCCGAACGAGCGTGACCTTTCGGACATGCTCCAGCGCGACGGCAAGGCGCAGCAGGTCGAGCAGGCGCTGACGCTCCCGCTGCGCTGGGCCCCCTGGTCGATCGTGCCCCAGGAGGGCGACTCCGGCGAGGCGGAGTTCGTCCGCGTGGCGCTCGAGACCCCGCTGCATGAGGGCGGCATGTCGACCCCGATCGGGCACGTGATCGCCCAGCTCTCCTCCGCGGTGGTCTTCCGGCGCGCGTTCTTCGAGAAGGTCTTCCGCGTCCTGGGCGATCGGGTCGCCTACAAGAAGCTCGCCTTCCGGCCCGCGGCGTCGTGCACGCTGCGGCGCGACAAGGAGGACGGCGGCTTCGCCGGCTTCACCCAGCGGATCTCAAAGGACGGGAACCTCAAGACCGTGCCGATCCCGCGCGAGAAGGCGCTCGTCTATCTGCACGACCAGGCGCGCGCTCCCTTGACAGGTCGCTCCGCGATGGAGACCGCCTACCGGGCGTTCGAGTCCAAGCAGAAGGTGCGCTTCCTCTGGTTCGCCTTCCTGGAGCGCCACGCGACGCCGTGGGCGGCGGCCAAGGACGAGCGCAACGACGCCGGCGAGGCGGACAAGCTCGCCCAGAAGGTCGCCGGCCTGAAGGGCGGCGGGGTCGTGGGCATCACCGGCTCGCAGTCGATCGACCTGATGGAGCCCGGCTCAGACGGCGCGGCCTTCAAGGAGTGCCTCGACTGGCTCTCGGCCGAGATGTCCGCCTCGGTGCTGGCCAGCTTCACCGATCTCGCCCAGCAGGGCTCGGGCAAGGGGAGCTTCGCGCTCTCGGCCGACCAGTCGGACCTCTTCCTGCGCTCGCGCTACGCGGTGCTGGAGGAGATGGGCGCGGTGCTGACGAGCTACGCGGTGGCGGACCTGATCCGGTGGAACTTCCCGGCCGGGCGCACCCCGGCCTTCAAGTTCGGCAAGCTGACCCAGGAGGCGGCGGACGCGGCGCGCGAGCTGTTGCAGGCGCTCTCAGGCCAGCAGTCCCCGCCGCCGCAGGAGTTTCTCGATCTCTTGGTCGTCAAAGTGGCCGAGCACCTGGACCTCGACGTCGACCAGGTGGCCAAGGCGCTCCAGGGTCGTAAGGCGGAGGCACCGGCCGAGCAGCTGCAGAACGGCATCAGCGCGGCCGAGTCGCTGTTGCGCGAGGCCGGGGTCAGTCCGTGACCCCGTTTAGAGTGCTTAGTCGAGTTCGGCGCTTCGCTGATCTCCATGTCCGCCCGCCCTGGGGCTTCGGTTCGAGGGCGGGCGGCGCTCTTTCTGATCCCGATGTCGCCGCGACGTTGCTCGACATTCTGGGTGACAACGAGCGGGCGCGCAGTGAGTTGAGAGCGATATCGGCGGATTTGGCTGCGTTTGACCGCGAGTACGCCGAAGCGGAACGAGATGTACGTCGTGCCCGACGCCGGGCGCGGCTGCGAGCAACCAGGAGGGAGTTGCTGGCCGCAATCCTGGATAGGATGCTGAGTCGACCAGAGTATGTCTTTGGTCCTTTGATCGGCGCCGCCGCCCTCGTGGCGGCGGTTGTCGTTCGGAAGAACAACTAGATGGAGGCGAGTGTCGCTGCGACACCGGCGTCTGAGGCTCCGCCCGAGCAGCTCTCCGAGGCCGAGACCGCTGCCCTCGCCGCCCTCGTAGTCGCCCTGCTCGGCGGCATGGCCGGCGCCGCATTCGTCGGCTACGCCTCAAGCCTGCTCGCACCGCTCGGGATCTCCGCCGCGGCAGTCGCCGAGACGATCGCGCTGATCGGAGCTCGCGAGCTGCCCGCGATCGCGGGCGAGGGGGTGGCAGCTCGCCAGATCCGCCGCACCGCCTACGCCCGCCGGGCCGCCTACCTGCTGAATGCCTCACGCCGGCTCGACGTGCCGGAGGACCGCCACCTCGCGGCCGTCCAGGCCGAGCGCCGCTACCTCGCCGCCCACCTGGACGCCGAGCGGCTGCGGATCGAGGCGGCTGTGCGGGTGGACGAGGCCGCCGGACGCTACGGCCTCACACTCGGCTGGCGCTCGGTGCGCGACGAGCGCACCACTCGCGGCTGCCGCCAGGCGCACGGGCGCAACTTCAGGGCTGATCGCCCGCCGACGGTCGAGGGCCAGCCCGTCTTCCCTGGGATGCTCCACGGCGGGGCCTGCCGCTGCGAGCCGGGTCCGCCCTGGCCCGATGGCGAGCTGATGGGCTGATGCCGTCGTGACGGCGAACTAGGCTGTTTCGTACCCCGTGCTCGTGGGGTCCATCCACCGGCGGCGCCTTCGGGCGCCGTTTGTGGTTCAGGGGTCTGTCCGACAGGTGGCGGTAAGACCTCCGCATGGGAAGCACGAGCACGGAGGCTCGCCTAGCGGTCGGCTCTCGCTGACAACGCCCCGCGAGGAGGCGGCGAGAGGCAAGGCCCGCCCGCCCACGGCAAGGGACTCATCCCTCGGGAATGACAGCGCCAGGCAGCAGCAGCGTCGCAGGCGGTTCCACAAGAGGCTGAGGAACTCGGGTGCCAGGGGTCTCGTCGCCGGTCCTTCTCAGGGTGTCGCCATGCAGAGGCCGCGCTTCACTGCTTGCCAGGGATGGGCCGATCTGTGGCCCGGTGTCGCAGTGACACTCCCGGGTCCGCCCTGCCCGAGTGGCACGATGCTCGGCTAGGCATGGTTACCAAGGTCGAACGCTTGGAGAGCGCGCTGCGCGCGATCAGAGGCCCGGAGGACGCTGGACCCTGGATCGCGATCTACCGCGAGGCGGGCGGTGGTTACGAGGGGCTCCAAGCAATCGCGGCGGCCGCCCTGTCGGACAGGCACTCTGAAGCCCGTCCTGGTCCAGGCTGCGAGTACTGCACTGACGGCTCCGTACTGTGGTTCGGGGGCGGGCCATTTGCCGTCCTGAAGTCCTGCCCGAACTGCGGTAGCGGCCTGAAGCTCGCCGACACGATGATCCCTGCGGTTACGACTACAGAGCCAGCCTGAATGCCTGGCATGCTCGACACCTCGCCGCGCGTCAACTGGGTCGAGAAGCACGGTGGTCTGCCGCGCTACATCGAGCGGATCGCGGTCCACCTGATCGCGAAGGGGATGACCCGCTCGCGCGCCATCGCGACGGCGATCAACGCGGCCAAGCGCATGTGCGCGACCGGCGACCTGAACTTCCCCGGCGCCCAGCAGGTGAACCCCGGCTCCCGCGCCGAGGCTTGCAAGGCGGTCGCCCAGTGGACGGCGCTGAAGGCCCGGGCGAAGGCCGACACCTCGCTCCCTGCAGCCGACCGCCGCGTAATCGAGCTCGCCTTCCAGCAGGTGGACCAGGAGGCGGAGATGATCGACCTCGCCTCACCCCGCCCCGGCCTCGTCCAGATCGCGGTCAAGGTTCGCTCGCGGGCAGGCAAGGTCTTCACCCGCCGCATGTGGGTGCGCCCGGGCCAGAAGAAGGCGATGGAGAAGCAGGGCGGCGCCCCGCTCTCCGCGCAGGGCCTGAAGACCACCCGCGAGCAGACCAAGGTGCTGGAGGAGCTGGCGAAGATCCCGCGCGAGAAGCGCCCGAAGGGCTGGGAGGGCCTCGTCAAGGCGCTGGCCGACCCCCGCCACGGCGGCCGGCTCGGGCCAGAGAAGCGCAAGCTGCTGCGTGCTGTCGAGGAGAGCGCACCCGCCGACTCGCCGCTGCGCAAGGCCGCGACCGCGGCGCTGAAGGCTGACGTGCCGACCGAGCGCAAGCGCGATCGGGTCAAGCGCGCGGCGCGCAAGGTGGCCAGTACCTTCAAGCCCGCCGAGGCGAAGGAGCCGAAGCAGCGCGAGAGCCTCACGACCGACGAGGCCGTCAAGCGCTGGAACGCGCTGCCCGACAAGGAGCGGATGCGCCGGGCCAAGCGCAAGCCGAAGCTGGGGAAGGGCTACCGGATGATGGAGGACGGCTCGATCATCAAGGTCCGGGGCGGGCGCAAGGTCGAGCTGGCGGCCAAGCACATCCCCGCCGAGTCGCGCGAGAAGGCCGCGGCCAAGGGGCAAACGGCTTACGACCATTCGTTCCCGATCCGCAACAAGGACGAGCTGCGGCGCGCGATCGCCGCCTACGGCCGGGCGCCGGCGGACAAACGGGCGCTGCTGCGGCGCTTCATCCTCGCCCGGGCGAAGGCGCTCGGGGCGATGGACCTTGTGCCGGAGGCCTGGAAGGAGAAGGCCGCGGCCTGAGCCGTCGAGTGTCGCTGCGACACTGCCGCCAGGCATGGACGCCGCGAAGTCCCTCCAGCTTCCGTTCGTAGAACAGCCCGCGAGCAAGACCGGGCGGCGGGTCTTCGTCAAGCAGATCCTCCCGATCGCGACGGTGAGGCATCCGAAGCACGGGGCGCTGAACTTCACCCGCGAGCGACTGGCGCAGATCGTCGAGCGCTTCAAGGCGGGCGCGATGGATCTCGTTCCTTTCCTGCTAGCGACGAAAGACAACGCCCACCACGACGACGTGGAGCGGATGCGCGGTGAGGTCGAGGATCTGGAGCTGACCGACAAGGGGCTGTTCGCCAAGATCCGCGCCGACCGCCAGGGAGCCAAGCTGCTCGCCGACTTCCCGAAGCTCCCGGTCTCAGTGCGGCTGAAGCCCGAGGACGACGGCGAGGTGCTCGCTCATGTCCTCGCCACGCCGGACCCAGTGGTGAAGGGAATGGCGCCCTGGCAAGCGGTCGAAGCGTCGGCCGACGACGCCGTTCTCGACTTTGCGTCCGAGGGGTCGTGGTATAAGCCTGGCCAGATGGCTGGCAAGGACGCCACCGCCGAGCAGGGCAAGGACGCCCAGGCTCTCTCCGAGGAGGAGGTCGCGAAGTTCCGCGATCTGCTCTCGAAGCTCCCCGACGCCGAGAAGAAGAACGGCGAAGACGACGAGGAGCCGACCGAGGAGGAGCAGAGGGAGGCCCAGCGTCTCCTGAACGCGCTCCTGGCCGAGGCCGAGAAGCCCGGCGACGAGGACGGGGAGGAGGAGGAAGGCGAGGAGGAAGAGGAGGCCGCCGAGGCCAAGAAGACCCCGGTCGCCGCCTCGCTCGACAAGACCTCCCGCAAGGCGCTCGAGCTCGCCCAGTCGCAGGCCGACAGCGCCACCCGGCGCGTCTCTACGCTTGAGACCGAGCTCGCCAAGCAGCGCTTCGAGCGGATCCGCGACGACTACATTCGCGAGGGCGTCCCGCCGGCGCTGGTCGAGATGGCCCGGCCGGTGCTCGAGCTGCCCGACGAGGGCCCGATCGAGCTCTCGAGCGGGAGCAAGGTCGACGCCCGCAAGGTCCTGACCGAGGTTCTCGACGCGGCCAAGGACACGATCGACTTCTCCGAGCGCGGCTCCGCGCTCTCCGCCGACGACGATGAGCAGAAGGTGAAGGAGCGCGACGAGTTCGCCAAGGCCTGGATGGAGGCGAACGCCTGATGGGTTCGATCGCTCCTCGCTTTTCGGTCGGCGGCACCGGGCTCCCGATCTCCTTCACCGCCGTCGAGGCGATTGTCGGCGGCAACGTCGTCGAGGCCCGTGCGGCCGGAGGCAACCCCGGCTCGCGCTGGTGCGGCGTCGCCGGCGCCGGCTCGGAGCTGGTCGTGGGCGTGGCGCTCTTCGACGTCCCCGCCACCGCGGCCCACATCGCGGGCCCGAAGGTCGGCGACGAGCACGCGCTGACGGTCGTCCGGGCCTGCGTGATCCCGGTCGTCTTCTCCGGCGCGGCAGTGGCGGGAGACAAGCTGATCGCCGCCGCCGCGGGCAAGGTCGGGGTCGCGGGAGCGGCCCCCGACGCAGCCACCGTCATCGGCCAGGCGCTTGAGATCGCCGCCGATGGCCAGACCAAGCTCGCCTACATCTTCTAAGCCATGGCCACCACAGTCATCGCATACGGAACCGAGGGCCCGACACTCACTGTCTCGGCGCTGCTGAAGGACCCGCTCAAGGTCCCGCCGCTGGTCAAGTCGGTGCTCGAGCGTCAGTTCATCGCCGACCAGGTGCTGCGCAACGCCGGCAGGGCCGAGGGCGGCGCGGTGCAGTTCTGGGAGTCGGCGCCGCTGTTCCCCGAGAACGACGTCGAGGTTCTGGGTCCGAGGGGCCAGATCCCCGAGGCGATCGCCGGAGTCGGCACACCGCTCTCCAAGCCGACTGTCGGCCGCGGGCTCGGCCTGGTGATCACCGACGAGATGGCCCGCCGCAACAACATGGGCGAGGTCCAGCGTCAGCTCACGGTGCTCCGGAACGGAATGCTGAAGTCGATCGACGGCCAGCTGATGGCCGCCCTGCGCGCCGCGACCACGAACACCCTTGCGGTCGCAACCGCTTGGTCGCAGGCGACGGCGACGATCCGCAAGAACGTCGCCCGCGCCCGCAAGCTGATCCGCGACCAGGAGCTCGGCTTTGAGCCGAACGCGCTGATCATCAACCCGACCACCGAGGAGGATCTGCTCGGCTCGGACGAGATCCAGAAGCCCTACGTGGGCGAAGCGGCAGGCGACAACCCGGCCCTGCGCGGCACCCTCGGGCCGAAGTTCTGGGACATGAGCCTCTACGTCTCGCGCCAGGTGGTCGCCGGCGAGGCCTGGGTGGTGGAGCAGAAGACCGTCGGCGGCTTCGCCGACGAGGTCCCGCTCGAGGTCGACGGCCCGCACGACCTGCGTGCCCAGGGAATCCGGGCGGTGCGGCACAACATCTTCCGCAAGAGCGCGGGCTTCATCGACCAGCCCCTGGCCGCGACAAAGCTGAGCGGAGTCTGATGGCGACCGAGACCTACATCGTCAAGGCGGACCAGCTTCAGAACCTGCGCAACCGCGAGGTGGTGGAGGCGGGCCTGCTTGAGGGCCGGATCATCCCGCCGGTGCTGGAGGACATCTCGAAGGGCGAGGAAGTTCAGCTTGACGCCGACGCGGACCAGACCAAGACGCTGCTTGAGCTGGGCGCGATCGCCGAAAAGGGCGGTGGCGGCCTCTCCTCGCTCAAGAAGGGCGAGCTCGAGGACCTGGCCGCCGAACACGGCGTCGATCTCTCTGATGCCTCGAACAACGAGGAGCGGGTCGCCGCCCTCGAGGCCGCGGGCGTAACCGCCGAGCCTTCGGAGTAGCAGAGGTGGCCGGCGTGGCCGCCCCAGACGTGCAGGAGCCGCCGTTCAGCGACGCGCCTGAGGTCGAGGACAACGTTCAGATCGTCCTGCGCGGCCCCGATGGCGAGGTCAAGCACGAGGAGACGATCCACAACCTGATCGTCACCGTCGGCAAGAACGCGATCGCCGACCAGCTGCTCGCCTCGCCGTCGATCGCCAAGCCGACCCACATGGCCGTCGGCACCGGGACCACCGCCGCGGCCGCGGGCGACACGGCGCTCCAGACCGAGCTCGACCGCAACGCCCTGACCTCGAAGACCCGCTCGGGTAACGTCGTCACGTTCGTAGGGGACTGGGCCGCTGGGGATGCCACCGGGGCGATCACCGAGGCTGGGATCCTCAATGCCGCGAGCGTCGGCGACCTCTACGCGCGGGCGGTGTTCTCGGTGATCAACAAGGGCGCGAACGACACCCTGCAAATCACATGGACGATTACCGTAGGGTAGCGAGGGCCTTTGTTGATAGCATGCGGCCATGGACACGAAGCGGTGCCTGGTCTGCGGCAAAGAGTTCGCTAAGCCGAAGGCGTACTCCCGACAGCGCTGGGAGACACGCACTTACTACTGCTCCCGGAAGTGCTTCGGCGAGGACTACTCCCGTCGGTTCAGGAAGCTGCCCGACCGCGAATGCCCGACCTGTGGACGCGCTTTTCGGCCAGCGAACTTCGGAGCCAAATACTGCTCCCCCGAGTGTGCGAAGGGGCGATTCAAACACCGCCAGGGACCGAATCACCCGTCATGGACGGGTGGGCGCCATGTCGACGCAAACGGGTATGTCCACACGTGGCTGCCCGACGATCATCGCTTCGCAGCCATGCGCCACAACGGGCGCTACATCCTCGAGCATCGCCTTGTCATGGCCGACTATCTCGGCCGCCCGCTTGAGCGCAACGAGACGGTGCACCACGTCAACGGCGATCGGGCGGACAATCGCGTCGAGAACTTGCAGCTGCGTGGAGGTCGTCATGGCAAGGGCCAGGCGCGGGTCTGCGCGGACTGCGGCTCGTTCAACATCGTCGAGGCGACGGTGTCTTAGTCACGCTCGGACGGTCGGGTAAGGCGGTAGGGGCCTAGATGCCCTTCGACGCCCACAAGAACTTCGCGGTCTCGGCCGTCGCGACCGCTCCCTCTCCCGCGGCGTCCGGCACTTCCCTGGTCGTCACTGCGGGGGAGGGCACCCGCTTTCCGGCGGTCCCGTTCAACGCCGTCGTTTGCCCGGTCAACGAACGGCCCACCCCGGCCAATGCAGAGGTGGTGCGGGTCACCGCCCGCTCGACCGACACGCTCACCATCACCCGGGCGCAAGAGGACTCCTCCGCGCGCACGATCGGGGTCGGGGACCTGATCTTCGCCGCGATCACGGCGAAGACGCTGAAGGACGTCGAGGGTGCCTACGCCCACGTCTACCACAACGCCAACCAGTCGATCGCGAACGCGACGCTGACGATCCTCGCCTTCAACTCGGAAACCGAAGACACGGACTCGATCCATTCGACTTCGACCAACACCTCCCGTCTGACTCCTCCGGCTGGTGTATACGCGGTGTGGGTGAATCTCACCTTTGCCGCGAACGCAACCGGCATTCGTTGGGTGCTGTTGAAGAAGAACGGCACCGATTACTGGGCGCAGACCTTGACCCCGAACGCTGGTTCTGGAGTCGGCGCGTCGGTTTCGATGACGACCGTGCGGCGCTTCAACGGCACCGACTACGTCGAGGTGGAGGCGTATCAGGACTCGGGCGGCGCGTTGAACGTCCTCACCGCAGGCACCTACTCGCCCCAGTTCGGCCTCTTCAAGGTGGGCGTCTAGTGGCGATCAGCGAACAGACCCTCAGCCAGCTTCAGCGGATGTTCCCCGAGGCCGACTTCGAGGAGGTTCCCGAGGGGATCAAGGTCATCCACCGTGCCGGTTCGCGCGAGGACAACCGCCGCCAGATTGCAGACCGAATTGAGCAGGCGCTCGACCGGATTGAGGCCGACGCGGCCGACGACGTGACCTGGGCGGCGCTGACTCCGCTGCGGCGTACCCAGACCACGCGGCTGGCGGTACTCGTGGTGGCGAAGTTGGCGCGGCTGGTGCTGGGGCGGCTCGACAAGGCCTAGATGTTCGGCGGGGTCTTCTTCGGCCAGGTCGCGTTCGGGACGGACCCACTCGACCGGGCGAAGGTGCTCGCCTTTTCCGAGACGGTGGCGCTCGCAGACGCCGCGAGCAAAGCGTCGGGCACTCGGCCCTCAGAGACGCTGGCGCTCTCCGATTCGCTTGGCAAGGCGATCGCGCGCCCGAGCACCGATGCCGTTGCGCTGGCCGATACCTCCGGGAGAGCAGCCGGGCGAGGCGAGCAGGACAGCGTTGCGCTCGGCGACACGACCGCCAAGCGCGTGGCTCGTCCCGAGGCGGACTCGGTTGCTGTTGCTGACACGCTCTCCAAGCAGCCGGGGCGAAGCGAGGCGGACGCGCTTGCGGTAGCGGACGCGAGCTTTCGCGGGATCGGTCGCAACACCTTCGAGACCATCCCCCTGGCCGACCAGGTGCAGGAGGGCGTCGCGCTCCTGCTGGCCGACTTCGTCGCGCTCACCGACGGCCAGGCTCGCCAGTGGCAGGCCATGCGCACGCTCGCCGATGCGGCGGCGCTGGCGGACGAGATCGCCAAGCGGCCCGGGCGGGTGCAGCTGGAGGCACTTGCGGTCGCGGATCTCATCTCCCGGGCGGCGGGCCTCTCGATCCCCGAGATCGCGGCGCTGCTCGATTCGATCGCGAAGGGGTCCACTCACCCTCTGAGTGAGGCCGTGGGTCTGGCGGACCTCGCAATCCCGACTCTCGCGCTCCCAGCCGGGGTGGCGGGCACCTGGACCGGCCGGGTCTCAGGCGTGCGCGGCGGAACCGCGCGAGTCGCCGGCGGCGCGGCGCAGACCGCCCGCACGGGTACCGTCGAGCGCTGATGCCGTACGCCGACCCCGCAGCGAAGCGCGAGCAGGACCGCCGCTACTACCTGCGCAATCGGGACAAGATCATCGCGCGAGCGGTAGCACGAAAGCAGCGAGTTCTTGCCGAACGACGCGCTGAGCGCGAGAGGCAAAAGAAGGAGGAACGTCGGCTCGGGAGGGTCTGCCAGGTGTGCGAAGTCCGGAAGCCGTTAACGGGGTTCTACGGGCAGCAAGATCGTGGCTATCGACGCCGAACGTGCATTGAGTGCGTTCAGCGGCAGCGGCAAGAGCGATATCGCCGCGACCCAGCTCAGCGAGCAGCTCGTCGAGCTGCCTATTTGCGCACGGACCCGGAACGGCGCGACGAATGGGTCCGCCGATGGCGCGAAAAGAACCCTGAACGTGCTCGCGAAATCCATCGTGAGAAAGAGGCCCGGCGAAGGGCAGCGAAGGCCACCTCGCGTGTCGAGCGTGTCGATGCTCTCGTTGTCCTTGAGATGGACGACGGCTGTTGCGGGATCTGCGGCGAAGACGTAGACCCGCTCGCCTTTGACCTCGACCACATTGTTCCGCTCGCGCGTGGCGGCGAACACTCGTATGCGAACCTGCAGGTCGCACACCATGTGTGCAACTCTCGAAAAGGAGCCTCGCTATTCCTCTCGTAGTTTCGCTCACCGGGTATCGCCCACCGCCCCGCCACCCGCCCACAGTCGACCCCTGGACCCAGGCGCGGATCGAGGAGTCCGCGGCGGACGCGGGGCCGTGGACGAGCCTCGGCACCCAGAACCTCTCCCCCGTCGACACCGATCCCGAGAACCCGCGCTCGCGCAACTTCACCGTTGAGAACGCGACGCTCGCCCAGGGTTGGTATCGGGTCGTCTTCCTCGATGCCTCCGGAGACACGGCCACCTCCGATCCGGTCTTCTCCGGCGCCCCGACGACGCTCTACACCTCGATCGCGGACCTGCGCGATGCTCTTGCTCCGCGTGGAAAGCAGGACGACGCGACCGCGGCGAACCTCTCGAACGCGGAGCTGGCTGACGCGATCACCGAGGCTCAGCAGCAGATCGACGCCCAGCTGGCCCAGCGCTACACGGTGCCGTTCGTCCAGGGCTCGATCCCGCCGCTGATCGCCCAGCTGACCCGTGACCTCGCGGCCCACTCAGCGACGCTCGTCCACCGCCGCAACCACCCCCTGGTCGAGAACCATCCCGTGCTGCTGCGCTACCGCCGCGCCGCCGAGCTGCTGGCGAAGCTCGCGAAGGGCGAGGCCGAGATCCCCGCGGTCTCCTCCGCGGTCGAGCAGCCGAACGCTTATAACGCCTACGACGGGTCGCTCTTCGAGCTGGACAACTTCGGCATCGGAGTGACCGTCGCGCCGCGTGCGCAGACCCGGAGTCCGTACTGGTGACGCCTCCTGGCCTCTCCCTCGAAGCGCGGTTCTGGCTGAAGGTGCAGAAGACCGATTCCTGCTGGCTCTGGATCGGAGCGATGAGCGGTGGCTACGGGGCGTTCCGCGTCTTCGGGCAGAACCAGGTCCAGGCGCACCGCGTGGCATACGAACTCCTGGTCGGCTCGATCCCCGAGGGCCACCACGTTCATCACATCTGCGAGAACCGCCGCTGCTGCAACCCGGCGCACCTGAAGGTCATGGAGGCAGCGGCACATCATGCGCTCCACAACCCGCCGAGAACACATTGCCCGAAGGGTCACCCCTACGTGGGCTCGAACCTGCGGGTTGCCCCCAGCGGCTCGCGGCACTGCCGCGCGTGCGAGAGAGAGCGCGGCCGGCGGCGAAGACAGTCCGCCCGCGTGACGGGCTAGCGTGTTCGCCGTGAGCCACGGATCGGCTCCTTCCTATCGCCACGGATGGCGACCGCGGAAGCGCCCAGCGCGCGGGCGCGACTGCGGGGTGTCGCTGCGACACCGGTGAGCGTCACCGCTCGCACGGTCGGGGGTCGAAGGGTCGCCAAGCAGTTCCTCGGCCTGGCCGATCGCAGTGATGACGAGATGGAGTGGGCGGTCGGAGAGACCGCACGTGGATCGGTGCGGCTGTTTAGAGCGGTCGCTCCGCAGGACACCGGCCGCCTGGAACGCGGCATCCTCGCCTCGATCTCGGGTAAATCGGCGCGTATCACAGCGCGGGCGAGGGATCCCGAGACGGGCTTCGACTACGTGGCGGTCTCGCGGTGGGGGCATCGCGTCGGCCGCATCTATCCCAAGCCGCCGAACAGGGCCCTGCGGTTGACAATCGGCGGCCAGGTGCTCTACCGGACCAGCGTCAAGGGCTATCGCCCGGGCTCAGACTGGGCGGCGAGGCCGCTGTCGCAGATCCGCGTCCTGGCCGGGGCGATAGTGAGTGAGGCTGGGCGCCGGATTGCGAGGGCCCTGTGACCACCGCGCAGACGATCGACGCCTTGATCGACTGGGCCATCGAGACTCTGCCCGAGCTTCAACAGGCTCGCTCCGCGCCCGAGGGAGACTTCCCCTTTCCCGATCTCGCCGTCGCGATCACCGGCATCCGACAGGTCGCGGGACGCACCCAACAGCGGCTTGAGCGAGTGCGCACCTGCGAGCTGATCCTGCTCGTGGAGCCGGAACCTGCCGACGAGGCGTCCGCGAGCCTGGGTAGCTTCTGCGACACGCTCATGGATGAGCTGGCACGCGACAGGACGCTCGCAAACCGGGTGAAGGCGGCCGAGGCTATCTCGGACGCCTCGCTCGTTCCGCCGTTCGTGGATATCCAGGGCGGCGGCAGCGCCCGCCAGGCCACGCTCACCATCACCGTCCGCGACGAGGTGGCACCCTGATGGCGGCCAAGACCTTCACCGTCACCTACGAGGGCACCACCGACTCCTCGCAGAATCAGGCCGGCGCGGTCGAGATCGACGGCAAGACACTCCCGGAGGGCGAAGCCGTGTCCGGTCTCTCGGCCGAGCAGGTGAAGCGGCTCGACGACCTCGCCTACCACAAGTTCACCTTCAAGGAAGGCAAGGAGGCTGAGGGCTGATGCCCAGCGTGCACGACAAGGCCATCCTCGCCAACATCCTCACCGGGCCAGCACGGGTGCTCTACGCCCCTACCACCGTCGCGGTCCCGACGAAGCTCAACGACATCATCTCGCTCTCGACTCCCTACGCCCCGAAGACGGGCTGGATCGACGCGGGCGCGACTGCGGACGCCACCTCCTACGAGCGCGACATGGACTCCGAGACCTACGAGATCGAGCAGAAGACCACGGCGGTGCTGGAGAAGATCACGAGCGTCGAGCGCAGCCTGACGGTGCCCTTTGCCGAGATCACCTCGGCGCTGCAGAAGATCATCGAGGAGGGCGCGGCGGCCGTCACGATCGCCGTTGGCGCCGCGGCGTCAGGCACCTCGGCCCAGACCCGCCAGCCCTTCGGCTCGATCGGCTCGCTCACCCGCTTCCGCTGGGCGATGATCGCCGAGCGCCCGAAGGAGTACGCCTCGGGCGAGGGCGGGCTGCGCGGCAAGCTCGTCGGCCTGGTGCTCTACTCCGCTTCGATTGCCGCCGAGGGCTCGGAGCTGGAGGTCGGGCGCGACGACCTGGTCTCGCGCGAGTGCACCTTCCGCGCCTACCCCGAGTCCACCATCAGCGACGAGGGCTCTGAGCATGGCTGCTTCCTGGAGGAGACCGGAGCGACAGTTCCCTGATGGAGGCCGCGACGCTCCCCAAGGATCTCGGCGGGCTCGCCAACGGCAAGGGCGCGCTCTCGCACGAGATCACCCTCGGCGACGTCACGGTGCCGGTCTACCCCCAGCGCCACGCTTACCTCTCGAACCGGCTCGGGCGCACCTTCGCCGCCTTCGTGGAGTCGAGC